TTCAGAGCCAAATTGTTGAGGCATTGGTTAATGTTATTGCCGTAGGAGCTATACTTTATGGTATAATAACAAATCATAAGAGAGAAGATGAATAAGTATAGCAGAAATAAAAAACCCCCTCGTAATGAGGGGTTATCTTTTTTTTATTTAATTAATTGTAATGCCCTTGTTCTTTCGCTTTTTGATTGTGGAATTATGCGTATCTCCACCCTTGGATTTGCTTTGTCATATTCGACTGATTGGATACGAGGGCATACGTAATAATCGTTTTCGTATATTATGCCTTCCATCACATCAAGTAAGAGTTTAAGCATGTTGTGGCTATCTCTGATGCGTCTATCGGGAAAGAAGAATACTAGGTCAATATAAAACCATGTTGATTGTTTTTGTTTAACCCAATTTTGTTCTTCTATTGCCACGTTAATTAATGCTCTACTTTCTCTTATGTACTTTTCCGCTTTACTTGTTAGGCGTTTTCCACCGTTACGAGTGTTATGATACATATGGTTGACGCTTGGGGGGAGAGGTAAGGACATTTTAAGTCTTTTGGTGGGATAGAGTGGTTTGTCACGATATAAATCGTTTTTGTGATGTGGTGTTACAATAAACATTACCTCCTTATGTATAATATTATCTCATAAGGAGAAAAAGCCGTAAAATTAGCTTGCATTTGTAAAGAAAATAGGAAGGTAAAAAAAGCCCCAATTAAGGGGCTTTTTTATTATTTACCTGAACTACCAAAACCGCCAGTTCTTTCATCGCTGAGAGTTGTATCCTCATCAGCAACAAGATATTTTGTAAATATACCTTGTGCAATTCTATCACCAGCATTGATAGTAAATGCTGTTCCTGATGTGTTAGTAATGGCAATGCCAATGTTACCATCATTATCAGGGTTGCTATAGTAGCTACTATCTATGATGCCTACGCTGTTGGTTAGTTTTAAGCCATTTTTAATAGCTAGTGAAGAACGGATGAAGATTTCCAAAACTTCATCAGGTTGCATGTAAGCCTTCACATCGGTGAATATTACTACACTATGACCTGGAAGTATTTGAACATCTTTAGGTGCATAAAAGTCATATCCTGCTGACTTTGCATCGGCACGTGTAGGGAGTTTGATGTCTACTGGGAAAGTGTATTTCTTTTTCTTCTCATCAGTTAGAACATTAAAAGCAGTACGGTGATTTTCTGATACTATTTCAAAACCTCTTTGTTTAGTCAATTAACGACCTCCTTTAAACCTCTGTTAAATTAATATATTCAGGGTATTGATTAGCGAGTTGTATAAGTCCAAGTTGTGCTACTTGGAGGATAGTGGATACGGAAGCACACACAATGTCTTTGCCGTATTCATCATAATCAGCGTGACCTTCAATTTTAATTGTGTTGTCGGAAATAAGAATACTAATCATCGAACTGGACATACCCCACTTTCACACGATTCTATACCATCTTCAGTAGCAAGGCTTTCTTCGTGTTCATATTTTAATAGCAAGTCTGGATTAAAAGGCTTTATCTTTGATTTGAGGGTGTGATATTCTTCTTCAGTGATTTCTTCATAAGGTGAAAGCGGATAAGAACCACCATCATAAGCCAAGAAGGAAACACCTATGAAGTCATCCCAATTTTCCCAAACAATATCTTTAGCAATATCCCATTCATCAGGTCTAACTGATATTGTATTTGATGAGTTGTGGGAAGTGTAGTATGTTTGGAAATTGAAATAATTATCAAATTGTTCCTCGACGTTTTGTTCATTGCGAGTTCTTTTAGCACCTGATTTGATGGGAAAATCAATAACAAGTGTTCTGGCGTTCTGCATTTGTTCTTCAAATGTATCACCAGGAGTACCCACTTCAGGATTGATAGTCCAATTTAACTCTTGTGCTACTTTTACTAATGGGTCATTTGCATTAATGCGGATACGTCTGATGTAGTAGGGAGAATGTGAAACATGCAATCCGCTTGATACGCCACCAGCAACTTGAGACAGTGTTCCTTCTGGCTTTATGGTGGTAGTTAATAATGGTATTGGTGTGCGAAGAATGTAGCTATAACGTGTAGCTTCATCATTTACTACAGAATAAAGGATATTAAGAAGTTGTATTTCTTCATCTTCATCGTAACCAAGTATATCCATAGCATCTTTCCAACCAGTTAAGGAAGTACCGATGAGTCTGTCACGTTTATGAATTTTGTCCCATTTTGTCAATTCCAAATCAAGACAAGTCATTCTAATACCAGCACGTGTTGAAAGTGCTTGTGCTATGCATAAGCCAGGCAAATCAAGTTCATAAGTTACTTCGTTGGTTTCAGGGTCAATAATTTCATTAATGAACTGTGTTACATTTACTGTTGTAAGATTACAAACACCATAACTATCAAGAAGAATTTCGGCACACGGGTTAACGCCTTTGCAGTTGGGTCTACGTTTTCTTGCAGCTTCAAGGTTAATAAAGCCAGGCTCACCTTCTGTTTGCATAATTTTAAATACTAAATCGAGAAACTCTTGTGTAGGTTTTTCAGTAAAAGCAATGGAGTTATTGGACATTCTGCGGTGATAAAGAGGGCGAATGTTGGGATTGTTAATGTCCATATCGATGAGCCAATTGGGTGCAGTTCCAAACATTTCACCTATAGCCATAATGATTTCAGCATGTTTTACTTCGTCCCAAATTCCATTAATACCATATTTGGCAAAAATACATTCCCAATCATCAGCATCACATAGAAATATTTCTGCGGTACGACGCACACCTCCTACAACAACATTGTTTCCAATCAGATTGCCAATGTCGAGTATGTGGATGGGACGTACATGACCATCTTTGATAGGTTCGATAGCAGAGTCCATTGTACCTTTTAAAACTTTTTCAATACCAATGAACATATCTTTAAGTGATTCATGGCCACTTGCAGTACCACCAAAGGTTTTAAGTCTTTCACCTTGGGGACGGATTGAATTATATGAGAGTTTAATTGTTTTGATGTGAGAAAATTCCACATCAGTAATAAGTGTTAAAAAATAACGTAAAGCTTCTACCCACGCTGACGCTGACTATTTCATTATGCGTATGTGTTAGTTACGCAATGCTTGGCACTTCCATTGATTATTTCAAATCAATGTACTCTACTCGGTTATTCAATAATTAGTCACCTAATTATTTATCCTTTCGATAGTCGATACACCTTCCTCATTTGCAAACTTCCATATGAAATTTTTATATAATATTTTTCCATATCATTTAGTATCACCTCACATTTGTTCTAACACAAAGGTGATACTAAGGCAAATGTGGCTTGGCACGAGATTCTGTCGTTCCTCGTTAGCATATCTTTCGATACACACCCTGTTATTACAGGTTCACCAAGTTTATAGAGGGCTGGGTAATTTACCCTCTTTGCTATCACCTATATAGATTTTGGCATAGCCATTTTCCATGACGTTTGCTTTGGTAAATTCAATTCTTTCTTCAGGTGGTAAGGGGTTAAACTCTGAGTGGATGAGGTTCCAATCGGTTCTAACTGCTGCAAGTTTAGAAGCGTTTTCTTTAGTACATTTAAAACCACAACCTGTGCCGATTAGAAGAAGATAAAACATATCACATAGGTCGTCCCACTTAGTAATATCAATGAATGCACAATTAAAGTTTGCAAGTGGGAATTTATCAGCAACTTTGCTTTCAGCACCACCAACCCAGTGAGTGCGACCAGATAAGAACTGACGAAGATTAAAGATGTTATCAAATAGCATTTCAGCTTCTTTAATTATTTCGGTCATTGGTGGTTTAATGTTGTTATTTACGAATTGGTCAATAGTAATAGATACGTTGTAATTAACAGCCCTAGCAACAGCTTCTTTCCAAGTTTCTCTGCGGTTGAGCTGTGGCAGCCAACGTGAGTATGTGCGATAGAAAACAAATTGACCAAGTTCGTTCATATGCTCAGGCATATTTGGATAGGTTGATAAAAATTCTGTTGATAATAATTGCATTAAGTATTGTTTTGTTAAAGTATTTTAAGGTGTTTTAAAACTCCTTTCTTTATGATAGTTGTTTTATTAATATGGGAAGCTCTTCATCATCTATAACAACTTCAAAAACAACTGTGCCTTTGCCATTTTTAGCGTATATATGCATAAAATTATAGCGATAATGATGAGCATAGATTTGCCTGGTAGAAGGTTTGATAATTTTATATTTGATTAAGAAATCCCTGAATTGACTATTATCAATGTGTTTTTGAATGAAAATAAAATCAAAAAGTTCTTGCATAAATGGTTTGTCATATTCTTGTATTAAATCATGCATAGATAATCCTTTCTAATGTTGCAACAACTCCCATGATTGAATATCAGCACCTTTGCAGTTGCCGGTTTTAGATAGGTGGCAGATTTTGCACGTATAGTATATAGACTTATTGGTGGGAATATTAAAATTACCCTTTTTGATTTGAGAAAAAATTGATTGTACTTCCCGTATAGCGTCTAATGGTACAATTTTATAAATACGCTTTCTAATTGTGCAAATGTAACTTCCATCTTTTTGTCTTTCAAAAACTCTTGTTTTGCCATCTTGGAGATAATAGAAAGTGAATTTGCGTACTGGCATGCCATATTTTTGTTGTACACCGTAAATATATAATGGTACTTGTAAATCGCTGGAAAGCTTTTTACCGACCATTGTTTGACCAGTTTTCCAATCAGATAATTCCAACTCATCATTAATTAAATCTATTCTGTCTGGTGTGGTACTGACTTTGGGTAAATCATCACCTATATCAAAAATAATAGTTTCTTCGGTGGATAAAGGCTTATCAGG